CAATCGTCACCATTGTTGGCTAATTCAAACGTCTCAATTTGCCTGCTAGAACAATAAGCGTGTATCATCGCGGTCATAAGCAAACAATTGCCCAGTCCGGTATTCATATCCCCGCTCATCCTACAACCATCAGTCTCGTACTTAACGAACCCATCGGGAACGTAACCGGAACATTGATTGTAACACTGCAGCTCAAGCAGCTTGGCTAGTTCAGCCCGATCAGCACCTTCGAAGCACCTGAGATAAACACTATGTTCCCACCTCAATGCTGCTACGCTAACATGTTGATCGAACCTACTGGCATCGAGCCCAATAGCTACCGGTCGATTAAATTTCCCCCATTTCGTGGCCAACAACTTACCACTCTCCAGGGCATTCAGGCCCTTCATAACTGTTTTCTCTCCATAAACTCTCGCAATAGCACCATAAATCCTCTCCTCAATAGGACGAAGGAAACACCCTAACAAAACATTGAAACGCGGTGACCGTGGCTGGATCACACGCGGAACAGGATCAGGCTTCGATGTGGTATTCATCTTCTCAGCCTTAATAAAACACTTAATTTCTGCATCCTTCAATTCAAAATCCTGCTCGTACAGAGATTTGACTGCGTTCTGGTAAACCACATGCTTGCGGCCCCTATATGAATCGACAAAAGCCGACTGAGTGATGGGAGCGGTCGAGGGCAAGTGGTCCTCCAGTAGCGTCGTAAAGGCCGCTAGCCTGTCGGAGAAAAATTTAGTGCTTCGCGGTTTAGGGGGTCGTACAAAGTTCCCCGCGGAATCTTTGACGTAGAAAACCCTCTCCTTAACCGCCCGTTCGAGTGCATCGATATTGGAATTATGGACACGGATGTCAACAGGGGGGGTAACCCCTGCCAATTTCACTGACTTCCGCACCTTGGGCGTACCATCGAGATATCCTACCACCAGGTTGGGATGTGATGGAGCACAGCTTTTTGAGCTGTCCATCCCAGGTAGGTTCCTACGGCACCCCTAGTCAGAGCGACCGGGCTTGGTTTTACCCCAGCCCATCGCCCTAACTCCCCTCATTACCTTCCAATCCCATTCAAGGTGAGCGATCACAGCATCGCTCACCATGATTTCATCGGCTTCAACTTCAGCAGCACATCGTACAAAAGATAAATTAACGGCAGTGAAAAGGGTATTTTTGATGTCCACGTTACGTATGTCTTTGATTTTACGAAGCTGTTTCAAGATGTAGCGCCTTGCCACCATCTCATTAGCCTCGTCTCGCTGGGCAAACCTAAACTCAGCTCGAACATCCGCAGCCAATTCTGCGGCAAGTCCCATGCGTCTGGCCCGAAAATCATCACACTTTGGTCCCGTGGCACCATCCCCAAAGTCATTAAACATCGACATGATGGCCTTCCCCAGGATTTGACTCCTGGCTGACACAGCATATCGTTCAGTCAAAAAGAACACGAGAAAGATTAAGAGGGCAACTACTCCTCCAATCAATCCCACACTATAAATGAAGTAAAGACTCGGAATACTCATCTTGCGACAAGGGGTTAAGAAACGGTAGCGAACCGTAAT